CACGTAAGGAGTCGTCGGCAGCGTCAGATGTGTATAAGAGACAGCGTCTGGACATTGCTGGTGACGCCCTGCAGGTAGTTCAGCTCGGTCTCGGTCGGCAGCACGGCTGCGGCGGTCCCGAGGTTTGGGAACTGCGCCTGCAGGCAGGCCTTCAGCAGCCGCAGATGGTTGTCACCCTGCCGGCGCTCATCGGTGGCCAGCGGCCACGCGGCATTGAGGTCGGCGATGAAGCTCGCGGTTTCGAGGCCCACGGTCAGCCCTCCGTCGTCAGTGTGGAGGACGCTGCGCCCTCGGCGGTCCATTCAGTGAGCATCTCGGTGCTCTCCAGCGTCACCAGTATGGACTCATTCAGGCCCGGCGCCGCTTGCACGATGCGGTCACCGTTGGCCTGCAGCAAGTTGCCCACCTGCTGCAGGCGTATCTGATGCCACTCGGTGCTGAAGGCCGTCATACCGCTGACATTGCGAGCTGCCCGTCAGGGAAGCCGCCCTCCTCGTACTCCTTTGTCACCTCAGCGAGCCTCGACAGGTACTGCCGGGTCCAGCGGTCCTCCATGTCTGCATCACGCATCCAGATGCCCGCCTCGGCAAGGCATGCGTACAGCAGCACGTCGGGGCAGCGCTGCAGGAAAAGGTTGGTGGTTTGGGTGACGCTGATCGTGTCCACCTCCTTGAAGTAGGCAATCTCGACCGTCAGCACATCGTTGGGGATTGGCCCAAGGCGGATACGGTCGCCCAGCACCGAGAACACCTGCGGCACGCCGGCGGCGTTGTAGGCCGGCTCGTCGTCCATCTTGGCCAGCGGCACGTAGTCCAATCCCAGTACCTGCCCGCTGCCATAGGTCAGCTTCAGACGTCGAGCGCCCCTATAGCCGGGCGGCTTGCCCAGCCACGCGGAGCCGGCCACCGTCTCAGCGGTGGCGAGAGTGACCATCTCCTCGATGCGCACCGTGCGGTTCATCCGCGCATGGGCGGCGTCGATGAGCGTGTCCACCACCGTGCCCACGTCGTCGTTGTCGGCGTAGCTCAGCAGGGCGACTTTAAAGTCCGCGTAGTTGGCGAAGCTCATGGGCGCGCCATGTCTTTCAGCGCCTGCGGGGCCAACCCGAGCGAATCAAGGTAGGCGACGGCGCCGACGAAACTCGCGCCATCCGCAGCCGTCCGATGGTCCCCCATCGTGGACAGCATCAGGACGAACCGGCGAACACCGACGTCATCACTCGCGAGCACCTCGTCCATTTCAGCGTCACTGAACGCCCGCCGAATCTCGCGCGATGAGTACGTGGGGGCTTGGGCGGGCGGGGCGCCAGCAGCGAATGCCGCCGTTTCTTCAGCCGTCAACTCGCGCTCAACAAGGCGGCGCTCGCCCTCCACTATCACCGACTCTCGAATCTTTGCCATCAGTCCTTCCTCGGGCGGGCGTACAAGGTGGCGGTGCCGGACGTCCAGTTCCCGCTCGACCGGAACACCTGAAGGGCCTTGACAAAGTTGTCGACGAACATCCCCGCGCCGTGGGCCATCGCCGGCTGTGCATCGCTGCGCAGATACCGGGACCGCAGCCGGTAAGACACCAGCTCGCTCGCGGTCGCCGGCACTACCAGCCACAGCTCCAGCGAGTGTGGACTGGAGAAGGTGTCGCTCGTGAAGTAATTCAGCGACAAGGACGTGGACGTGGCCGAGTAGCCGACCTGCGTTGTCGGGCCTGTACTCCGTACCTCCGTCTGGAGCAGCACATGAGACCCGGTAGCTGTGAACGTCGGAGACCCACCAGTGCCCTCGGAAATCCGCACGCTCGTGTACGCGGAAGAGTTGGGTATCCCGTCAAGACACAGCAGAAAATCGCAGTCATCCGGCAGGTCCGTGAACGTCACCGCCGACTGACCCGCCAAGTCCACCGTGTCGATGTGGTACATCGTACGCTTGTAGACCGGGTCGGCAGACGGACCCCCCGAGAACAGCGCAAAACCGTCGGCGTCCGCAGCGGCAGGCAGTCGCGTTGTGCTGCTGGCGTTGCGGACAAGCAGGTCGCCCCGCGTCGTCAGTGGGTCGGCGTAGCCACCGGACGCAGCCGATGCCAGCAGCTGGAACTGGGTGCCGTCGTAGAGCACCGCGAACGCGCCGCCTGCGTCCATCTCGCCGCCGGTGAGCGCGGCGCCCCTGAACTGCACGGCCTTGGCCCCGAGGCCGTCCACGTTGAGCGTAGCCGGTCCCGTGTTGGTCCCTGCGGACACCCCGTGGAACACCTGCCCGGCGGCGTAGGCCAACAGCGTGGGCGTGGCCGTCGCGGTCACCGTGTCGGCGCCCGCGACCGTCGTCAGGTATTGGTGGTCGCCGGCCTGAATAGAGGCCTCCACCAGCGCGTCGGTCTGCGCGTCGGTGTACGCGTACTGCGACACCGCCGACGCGGGCACCTGCCCGTCAGCAATAGCCCCGGTGAGCTGGCTGAACGGGACGGTCAGGGAGGCCTCGTGCTGGGTCACCGCCGAGACCGGCACCTGCGCGTCGTCCACAAGGCCGGTCACCTCACTGAACGCGACCGTGCCCCATGTGACGTCGTAGTCGGTGCCGCTGGTTTTCTTCAGCAGCTCGGCGGTGGCGCCTGCCGCCGGCAGATGCAGCGCGGCGGCTGCGTGTGTGGCGATGTCGCCGGCGGCCTCGAACTGGGCGGCCACCGCCGTCCAGTTAATCTTGTAGGTCAGGCCGCTGCGCTCTACCGGGACCTCATCCCCTGCGGTGGGCGTGCCGCCGGTCGGCAGGTTGCCGATGGTGCTGTCTGCCATGTCACAGGTTCCCGTCGTAGGTTCGCAGCTTGAGGTACTCGCCGCTGCGCAGTTTGGCCATCAACCGGGCGTTGGCGTCTGGCGTGTGCTGGCGCAGCTCCGGGTCCTCGCGGCAGAACTGTTCGAAGAGGCCCATCGGGATACTGGCCACATGATGCCCCCACGTCTGGGTGCCGCGCATCGACCGCTGGCCGTTGGCGCTCCGGGCGCGCTGGTTCGCGTCCAGCGCCGCCTGCACGTTGGTGGATTCCGTCTCGATGGTGATGCCCACCTCGTTGGGGCCGTCCCCATCGTCCACCGTGGCCCACTGGCGCAGGCCTATGTCGGAGGAGTCGTCGATAAGGAAGCGTCGGCTCACGGCTTGGGCCTGCTGCCGCCCACCTGCAGCACGTAGGTGCCCCCGCCTATCGGCACAGCCACCGCCCGGTTCGCGGGTTTCTGGGCCGAGCTGCGGGCCGTCTCGGGGTGTCGGTTGGGCTGGATGAGCTGGACATATCCGCCCGGCCCAAACCTCAAGGTGCGCTTGGCCATCTTTAAAGCCCTCCACTCAAGCGAAGGACAGGGGCCGAGGTGGCCCCTGTCCTATCCTACGGGAGCGCCTTATGCCGTGACGGCGCCGGTGCTCAGGTCGGCAATGAGAAAGTTGGCCTTCTCATTGTTCGCGCGGACGGTGTAATCCACCAGCAGCTGGCGGTTCTCCGCGTCACCGGTGCGCGCCAGTTTGTTGGTGCGGAACGAACGCAGATACAGGACCGCCCACATGCTGAGCTGAAGCCCCGCGATGTAGGTCTCGTCCGGCACCGTGCCGTTGTGGCCCCAGAAGCGGTTCGGTACCAGCTTCAGCGCGCCGAAGTCCGACACGAACACGTCCACCGACCCCTGCGCCGTTGCACCCTTGGTGCCCTCGCCCTGCGTGTCCTTGTAGAGCGTTGCAACGCGCGCCGAGGCCGTGAACAGGAACGAGGACAGGCGGGTCTTGACCGCCGGGGCCATCATCAGCACGCCCGGCTCACCGCCGGCAGTGTAGGCGGCTTCGCAGCCGTCTCGAATCATCGTCTCGGTCAGCGCCCGGTCGGTACCGGTGAAGGTGTGCGCCGAGACGATGCCCGAAGCGTAGCCGTTGATGGTGGACGGGGTGCCCACCGCGCTGACGTCGGTGTTGCTCGAAATCCACGCAATCATCGAGCCAAGCTGCGCGGCCACCGAGGACGTCCCCGCGACCGAGGACTGGTTGCCGGTGATGGTGGCCTCCATGTCACGCTTCAGCGACCGGCTCACCTTCATCAGCTGATAGGCCATCTCCGACCGGCGCCCGGCCTTGGTCACCGCCTCGGCACGGCCAGAGATGCGCAGCACCTTGTCCGAAATCTGGCAGTGATTGCCCACCCGCTCGGACGCCTCGGCGTCGTGGCCGGCCTTCGCGTCGGCACCGTCCACCAGCGCGTTGCTGGCGTTGACGGACATCAGGTCATCGGTCTGCCACTCGGTGTAGGTGTTGCGAGCGCGACCAGTCCCCACGCCCGACAGACACGGGGTGGTGTAGGGGGCGATGTTGTAAATCATGTCCGAGAGGTCTTCTCGGGCATTGTCAGTCAGCCGGGTAGCCGCGAGGTCGGCGCCGTCGTATCCGAGGTTGTACCGGTCAAAGATTGCCATGAGCTGTTGCCTTTAAAGTAGGGAATCCACCACACCGGACTCCAGCGCAAACGCTACCGCGTCCTCTGCTGAGCCGGACGAACGAAGCCGCTTCATGGCCCCCTGCTTGCGACCCGCACGGCTCGCCGGCGCATTCGCCGCCGCTGCCGCACCCGGACGCCGCCCTATGCGGGGCGACTTGAGGACCTTCTTGCGCGCCAGCTCCTTCTTTGGAGCCTTGCCCGCGTCCTCCGCTGCCCGCCGCTGGTACTGCACTGCATCATTGATGACGCGCAGGATGCGGTGGTCAAGCGTTGTCCGAATTTCCTCGTCCGAGAAACCATAGCCGGACAGATAGGCGTGATACTCGTTCAGCACCGGTTCCCGTGCCTTGGGGTCGCGCAGCTCGGGCAGGTACTCGAACACCTTGCGCTGCTGCTCGGCCATCCACTGCTGCTGCTGCTGCTGCCACTGCTCCTGCTGCTGTGCAGTCATCAGCTGACGGGACTGCATGAGCTGGCCGACCTCGGCATTCAGTCCTTGCATCTCGTTCTGCATCTGCACCTGCAGGGCGGCATAGCGGCCCGGGTCTTGCTGCTGTAGAGCGTTCCAGTCCACCTGTTCGTATTTGGTGAGCACTCGGCCTCGGAGGGCCTCAAGCATGGCCTCGGACTGTTGGAACTGGCTTTCCAGTGCCTGCATCCTGTAAGCATGCTCCGCTTCAAGAGTGCGCGCCCGCTCGGCGGTCTGCTCACTCTTCTGGGTGACGTACTTCTCCAGTTGATAGCCCTTGCGCAGCTCTGCGAGGGTAACGAAGCCCTGCTCATCGCCGACCTTGTACTTGACCAGCAGCTCGCCGTCGTCGTTGACGTCGAGCTGGTCCTCGTCCAAGCCCAGTGCTTGAGCGACCTCCGCGACCTCCAGACCGTCCGCACCAGCGTCCTGTCCTGAATCGTCGTCAGCGTCAGCTCCATCGGCGTCGGCGTCAACCTCGGCCTCCGGTTCACCGTCGTCTGCTGAATCGCCCTCTTCACCCTCGTCGGGGTCCGTGGGCGATTCAGCAGCCGGCTGCGGGGCGCGCTCGTCGCCCTCATCGAACTGGTCCAAATCGTCACCGTAGCGCGACAGCAGGGACTCAAAGTCCCCGGCTGACCCATCGCCCCGAATCTGTGGTTCGGGGGCCTGCTCTGCGCCACGTGCTACGGTTTCCGACATGATTTAAAGCCTCTCGTTCGCTCAGGGTTGATGAGCGGTTCCTGCCAGCTTACCAGTGTCTGCCATGTCTTGCAGCACCGCCTCGAAGCTGTCAAGGGCGTGCAACTGCCGCCGGCACTCCACCAGCGCGTCCACCTGCGACGGTGGGATGGCCGCGAAGTTGGCCACTGCGTTGGCGCGCAGAGTCGCCACCACGCGCCGGTAGACGTCACTCTCAAGGAACTGGCGTGCATACTCGGCCCGCCGCCCCTCGGCCTCCAGCACCTCGGCCTCTTCGGCGGTGACCGGGTCCACCGCGCGCAGGGACTCGTCCTCCAGCCTCCAGCGGTCGCTCACTGCAGGAAGTCCGCAATGGCGCCCGTTTCGGGCGGCACCGCAGCGGCCTTCGCGGCCTTCTTCTTGCGCGGCACGGCGGCGGTGGCGGCGGGCGTCGTGGCCTCCTCCACCGGCACACCCCGGGCCTTGCAGAATGCGAAGAACTCCCGGGGCACCTTCAGCGTCTCGCCGGGGAGCAGCACACCGGTGGGGCCCACCAGCCGCGAGCTGCGCATGGGTGTGCCGTCGTCGTTCTCACGGATGCGAATCTCGATTAGGTCTTGCATGTTGCGTTCCTATTTGCGGGTCATGGGGACAACGCCCCCGGGGGCGAATCTGAGGTTCTCGCCGGGCGCTTGCCGGCCCGTCACCCCCTGCTGCTGCAGCGCCTGCAACCCCCGGTCTACCCGACTGGACAGGCCTCCGCCAAGGGCGATGCCCCGACTCTGACGGGGCATCCCGCCTCTGAGGCTCTGCATGGTCCGCTGGGCTTCCTGCGGACTCAATATGCCCGCTTGATGCAGCAGTCGCAGCCGCAGCTCCGGGGAAGCACCCCCGGGGTTGCTCATGAGGTGACGATAGAGGTCGGGCGCGACCTGAAACAGCATCTGGTCCTGTGCCGCCTGCTGCTGCATCGGGTCGCCACTGTTCAGCATCTGCAGGTACTGGTCCTGTGGCACAGCGCCAACCATGGCGGCGCGCTGCGCCTGCGCCTGCCGGGCTTGAATCCCTGAAATATCCATGCGCAGACGTGCTCCTGTGCTAAAATGTCGGGGTACCGTCGCCGAAAGGACTATACCATGGACGCCCTCACCGACTCGCTGGTTGCGCTCGGCCTCGAAGTGACGCCCGAACTCTGGGCCACCAACTGGGTCGCGATGCACGAGGACCCGCAAACCGTGGACCTCGAAGCCGTGCCCAGCGAGTACCTCGAAGCCGTCGAAGCACTGCTGGACGCTCAATCATCGAACAGCGCCCAGACCGCTTCCTGAGCCGACCGCTGCGTGCGCCGGCCCCGCTTGTACTCGCGCCAGATGCGGTCGGCTGCTCGCTTGTTGGCGGCGGTCTTCTTCCCTTCCATCACACTGCGCCCTGTCTCCCACGTGATGGACTGCATCGCATTCTCCCGGGGAATCTCCCCGGCGGCCACCAGCTCGCGGGCAGGCTGCTGCACCGCGTACTGGTGCAGCGGGTAGGTGCCTTTCGCACCTGACCGCGCATCGTTCATGCCGCGCGAGGTCATCCACGGCTCGAAGTCTGGGCCTTGCTTCGCGGAACCCCCAAAGTTCTGCAGGACATAGGCGTCGTCGCCTCCGAGCGGCTGCAGCACGTTGACCGACACCGCGTGCGTGTCCGCAGTGATGCCGTTCGTTCTGTCCGGGGCTGACCCGTCAGACGCGAAGTTGCGCACCTTGTTGGCGTCCCCGATAGCCGCGCTGGCCATCTCGAAGTCCACGTCCCCGCTGCTGCCTCGCAGATGCGGCGGTGCCACCTCCCGCCCCAGATACGCCTGCACGGCCCGGGCGGTGTTCAGCAGGTTGTTGGGCGCATACCCCGCCGGCAGCCCTTTGGCGGTCAGCACCTCGCCGGTCATCATGCCGGTAGGGTCGCGGCCCGCGTAGGACGCCGGCATGTGCCCCTTGTCGAAAGCCTGTAGCCACATCGCCACCTCTACCGGGTTGCCGCCGGCCCGCACCTCGGCCAGCGTCTTGCCCTGTATGTTCTGCCACATCTGCTGCAACTGCGGCGTGCGGTGGAACCGCGTTGCAAATGGGTGGCTCCCCGGGCGCGAGATAGCCAGCATGTCTGGGGAGAAGCGGAAGTCGTTCATGTTCTCCAGCACCCACGAGGCCCGCTGCGACTGCTCCACGTTCAAGTCCCATGGGGTCTGCGGGCTGTGCGCGGCAAGCCCCGCCGCACCTGACTCCACCGGCTTGCCCACCCGGGCCGCCTCAATCTGCGCCAGCCCGTTGAATCCGGGGTACCACACCCCGCCGGTTCGGCGCCCGGTCTCGGGGGTCATCTCGTAGGTGAATCGCACGTTGTCCGCCCACTGGTCCCCGATGTTGCGCAGCATGGCCTCCGGCGTGCGGGCGCCACCGAGACGGAAGTGCGGATTGTGTCGCAGCGCCTCTGCAGCGGCGGCCCCCTGCGGGGACCTCATCCATTCAAGCGGGTCAATGGTAAGCAGCTCGTCCGCGTGCGCCCGCTCCATGCCCTTGGCCGTGGGCTTGCGGGTGCTGAACTCGCGCCCCGGCACGATGATAACGTTGCCATCGTCACCGGTCACCGGGTTGCGCCGGAACTCGTGCCCCTTGATGTCCCCGACTGCGCCTATCTGGCTGGTCATGGGGGTCTTCATGTTGCCCCCGGCCAGCCCTTGCCCCAACCGCGAACCCATCGCGCCCCACTGTGCTTTGGGCACCATGGGCAGCGCCGACCCCACCGCTGAGGGCAGGGTCGCAGCGATTGCGCCGGCAGCCGGCCCGAACCGGTCGGCCACAGGGTTGGCCGCGTACTGGTTGTAGAGTTCCGTCCCTGCCTGTACCGGCGCGGCTACGTTGGCTATCGCCTGCCCGCCTACATCGGAGCGTGGCTCTCACGTCAGCGCGTCCTGCACGCCCCTGACAGTGTTGGCGGCGAAGCCATCCCCGCCCGGTAGCATCTCGAACGGCAGCGCAGCGAGGCCCGCCAGCCCGGACAGGGGCGCTGCAACGGAACCGGACGCCAGCGTGGCGGCGGTGTCGAACAGGCCCGCCCCGAAGTCTGTGCCAGCCCTCGCGAGGTTGGCCAGTTGCGCCGACCGCTGCCGCCTGCGTGCCTCGTCCACCGCGTTGCGGTACCTACCCATTTGTCCCGTTGCCATGCTTTAAAGCTCCCCGCCTACAGTTCGGTGATGTCCCACGACTCCGGAAACGTGCGCGACGGCTCGCCGTCCTCCATACCCTCCCCGGGCACATCGGTGGAGTATTTCAGCTCCATCTCGGTGTACTTGGCCGCGAGGTCTGCAAGTTTACTCTCCACCTCGGCCACCCGGTCGGCATCCTTCGCGGTCGCGTCCACGGCCAGCTTCATACGCTTGGTTTCCTCCTGCATGGTCTGCAGCTCCTGCTGCAGCGCCAGCAGCTTGTCCTGCGCGGCGGCCTCGGCCTGCTTCTGCGCCTCGGCCTGCTGCCTCGCCTGCTCCCGGGCCTGATTGGCCTCGTCGCTCTCGGGGTCGGTCCAGTACAGCGACGGGTCGCCGATAGGCGTGGCCCGCGCGAAGGCCTGCAGCGCGTTGTGGATATTGGCCTCGCTGACCAGCGTGCCCATGCCGCCGGCCTCGACCACCAGCCGCTGCTGCTCGATGAGCGTCTGCAGCGCCATCGCGCGCTTGCCCTTGTCGCCCTGTGACAGGTGCGCATCGACCACCACGCCGCTGCGCTGCTTCCAGTCGCGCGGGTCCACCTCGGCCCACTTGCCTCGCTTCTTGAAGTGCAACGCGCTGGTGCGGTACTTCTGCAGGTTCAGCCGAATCAACTGCATGGTGCCGCCGAGCAGCGTCTCGGCCAGCATCTTGATGATGAGGCCGGTAAGCTCCTCCTTGGCGCTCATGATGCGTTCAAGGCCATGCGCGGTGTCGCCGGCGATGGCCTCAGCCACCCCTGCGGTGTCCGGGCTGACGCCGGAGCGCCCCGTGCGCACGTTGTCCAGCCAGTCGAGGTGCTTGTAGCCCCACTCGCCAATCTGCGGCGCCACGAGCGGCTCAATCATGCCGGGCGCCTTCACGCGGACGATGCCGCCGGGCCGATTGGTCAGCATGTCGTCCATGTTGACCTGCCCCACGACCACCGCAACGCGGGCGTTGTTCTGGTGGGCGAGGTTGTCCTGCACCGAACGCAGCACCTGCGTCTTCTGGTCGGCAATCTCCCAGACGCGGTCGAACAGACTGCGCCCTACCCACTTGTGCGGCTGGAGAATGCCGGTGCCGCCCACGAAGGGCACATGGTCGGTCTCCTCGATGCCGAGCAGGGTGGTGTTGCCCTCGTTGCCACCAAGGTCCACCTTGAGCCGCTCGGCGAAGCCGTCGCGGTCGGCGTCAATCATGATGTAGCACTCGAAGTGCCGCACCAGCTGCATCGACTCGTCGAGGTGCTCAGAATTGAAGCCCTGCTCGTCCTCGTATCGGCGGCGCTCCTGACGCTCGCCCTCGGCGGCGTCGTTCCACGGCGGCAGGTCCATCACCGCGTCGTAATCGAACCCCTCCTCGACCAGCTGGTACCTCGGCACGAGCCGGTGTTCGGCCACGAAGCGAGCCTCCTGCAGGTCCAGCCCGTCGTGCTCGCGGTTGACCATGAACTCGTCGAGCGGCACCGGGCGGACCACGGTGCCTCCCTTGGCGCGGCGCACGCGCAGCTTGACGTCATACACCGGCTGGGGCGCTTGCGCCTGCTGTAGCGCCATAGCGGCCTGCTGGTCGCCCTGCTGGGCCGCCTGCTGCATCTGCATGGCCTGCGCGGGGTCCATCGCCTCGATGGCCGGCGGCCCCTCTCGCACCTCGTGCCCCAGCACCTCTATCTCGGTGGTCTCGTCCTCGGCCTCCACGGCCTCGGCCAGCTCGGCCTCGGTCAGCCCCTCGTAGCTCTCCAGCGACACGGTCTGGCGGTCACTGTGATAGACCTTCAGGACCCCATTGCGAAGCAGCAGCGCGTCACGGATGGCCGTCTGCAGCATCAGCCAGCCTTTGTTCTCGCGCATCAGGACGTGCTCGCAGGCGTCCGTTTCAAGCTGCGCCTGCTCCTCGTCGTCCTCGCCCACGGGGTCGAAGCTGACCACGTTCTCGGTGTTGAACAGCGCGCTCATCACCTGCGGCATGGTCCATTCGAGCACGTCGGCGACGTCGGTGCTGGTGGCGTTGCTGCGCCCCGCCGGCGCCCGGCGCAGGTTGCCGTCGTAGTACCGGTATGCTGCGATGCGGTTCTCGCTCAGCTCTGACTCGTAGCCACCAAGCGCCTGCTCAATCTCGTGGTCCACCACCGACTTGAGCGCCTCGACGTCGAGCGGCGGCAGCCGGCCCTCGTCGGCCTGCTCGCCCTCGTCGCCCTCGTCCAGTTGCACCTCTTCGACGTCGGTCTCCGGGGGCAGCTCGTCGAGCGCGAAGGCCCCGTCGTCGTACAGGTCCGACCGGGTGATGGCCTCGTCGAATCGCTCAGCGGGTACGCTCATGCTTTAAAGCCTCTGGATGGTGCGGCCCCGTTCGAGACCACGCGGTGGCTCTCGCCGCCTCGGCAACCCGCTCGAACGGGACCGCGCCCCCAGAATATCACGTCGTCAAGGCATCAGAAGCTGCTCGGTCTGGCGACCGCGCGCGTCAGGGCCATCAGCCCCTTCTGCAGGTCGGTGGCACCAATGCTCACCCACCGCTGGTCGATGCCCGGCCCGAGGGTACGCAGTTGGTCCACCAGCTCCCCCAGCCGCTCACCCTCGGCCTTGATGCGGTTCATGAGGGCGACCTCCTCTTCGGTGAGGTCACGGTAACCAGTGATGTGCCGGTGTTGGTTGTCCATTGTTTCAATCCTCCGGGTAGTTGATGGTGCCGCCCCAGTTGCCCCACCCGTGCGTGGGCCGGCCCTGCGGTGCGGTTGCGCTGGCGGGTCGCTTGTATCCGCCGTATTCGGTGGGGTCCACGCCCGACTGGGCGGCCCCGCTCAGGTTGCCCATGCTCTGCATCTGCCACGCGGCGTACACCACCGCGTCGCCCTCGTCCGGGCTGCGGCCCAGCCGGGTGGGGGACATCAGTCGCTCCTTCGACTCGACCTGTATGCCGCCCGGCTTCACCTCGTAGTGTGGCGCGCACAGGTCGGCCTTCAGCGAGCTACTCGGCGGCAGCGCGATGGGGTCCGGGTTGGTCGGGTCGAGCATCTCGCGCAGGTTCCAGTACATGGCCGCGCGCAGGTTGACCATGCCAAGCTTGCCGGTCTTGTCGCGCAGCCTCGACCCGGCGGCCCCGTGCAGCGAGTTGACCTCAAGCCCGAGGCCCTCTAGGTGGTCCACCACCGAGGTGCCCACCCCGACCACGTCCACATTGAGCACGCAGCCGTTGCGCATGTGCTGCACGCACAGCGCGGCCCCCGCCGGCCCATCAGGGATAGCCTTGCCCGGCACGATGACCAGCTCATCGAAGAACGTGCCGTAGCGTGGCGCCAGCACCATGTTGTCGCCGCCGCCCCGGGCCGGGTCCACCCCGAGCGCGTGCATCGGCCCCTTGTTCTCGTCGCGGCGCATCCGCCACCGGGCCTGCGCGGCGTCCACCCACGCGCTGGGGATACACTGCCACGCGTGGTCGGTCTGGCCCACGAGAAAGTTGCCCTCGCGCATCTGCGAGCGCAGCGGCTCGGGCAGCCCCTCCAGCGTGTCGGCATAGCCCGCTTCCATCAGAAACGGGTTCTCCTCCACCTTGGCAGGGATGAACGTGCGCGAGCGCGGCAGCACCACCCGGTCGGTGCCCGGCACGAGGTACGGACCACCATCCGGCACGATGGTGTCAACGCCCTCGATGGTGACGTACCAGACCAGCTCGCCGGGCCTCACCTTGCCGAACAGCTCATGCGACGGGTCCAGCCATGGCCCCCAGTATTGCGTGACCCACAGGCCCTCCGGCGTGGTCGGTGGGTTGCCCGTGGCCACCACCCTGCACCTCTGCGTGCGTGGCACGTGCGAGGCCGGGCGGTTCCACGTCTGCAGGTAGCGAAACATCCACTCGGTGAACTGGGTTATCTCGTCGAAGACAATCAGGTCGTGCGGGCGGCCTTGGTACTTCTGCTCGTCGCCGGAGTTCGGCATCGACCCGTACTCAATCTGGCGCCCGCCGCCGGGCCTCCACACCTTGTCGCCGCCGTGGAACAGGTCCCTGCCCCCGAGCAGGTCACTCAGCCGGTCGGTGATGCCGCTCAGCTGCGGCGCCTCCCTGCGGTAGATGATGCTGACGATGTGCTCCTCCAGCGCGAGGCCGCACACAAAGTCCGTCTTCCCCCCGCCGGCGGCGCCACCATAGAACAGCTCGTCTGCCTCGCTCTGCCACGCATCGGTCTGCGGCCCGGGCAGCGGTGCCCACCTGCTGCTCGCGTCGATGATGCGCAGCAGCTCCGGGTCCAGCCTGTCGGCCAACTCCAGCGCAGCCTCGAAACTCAGCAGCTCGGTCACGCTTCCAGCTCCCCGTCCCGGCGCCGGGCGGCCTCATGGTGTGCCTCGATGCACACCCACCTCTGGCCCGGCGCCGGGTAGTAGCGCACGCAGTCCGCGTACGCGAAGGCCTCGCCGTTCCACCGCACCAGCAGCGGCCCCTCCTCCAGCGGGTCCTGCAGCAGGTAATGCCAGCCATCGCGCAGGGCGGCTTTAAAGTCCACCACCGGTGCGCTGCACACCGCCGCCCGCACCCTGTCGCGCATCTCAGCTTCAGTCATGGTAGGTGATTCCAGTACTTGTAGGTGCAGATGTCATAGACCTGTTGGACGCTGATGTCGAACTTCTCGGCCAGCTTGATAGGCGCCACCTTGCCTGCCTCGACCATCAACCGCTGACGCTCCCGGTACAGCTCACGCAGCATCAGCACGTCCTCCTCGGTCAGTTTGGACTGGCTGTGCTGCTCGCCGATTTGGCGGCGGCGCCCCCTGCCACGCTTCAGCCGGCGGCGCTGCGCCTCGGCCTGCGCCCTGAGGTCCGGTGGCTGGCTCACCTCTCACCTCCAACACGCGCTGCGCGCCAGTCGGCGCTTGCGTGCCCACAGCAAGAGGAGCCTGTGCGCGTCTTCTCCCGGACGACCGAAGTAGCGCCATAGCCCATCTCGGTAGTGAATGTGCGGTTTGCCCGTACGTCGCATGAGGGCCATCCCCCTCCGGCTTTTATCCCCGAATGTCATCGCTCACCTCCCGAGTCGGCCACGAGTTCCACGCCCGCCGGCGTCAGCATCCAGCTCACCTTCACCGGGGTCTGCGGTGCGCCGTTCCACCGCCGGCCCCGCACGCGGCGCTCCAGCCGCTGCACGACGCCCTTGCCGGCCAGCCTGCCGAGCAGGTTGTACACCGCGTTGGTGGTCAGCCCCAGCTCGCCGGCGAGGTCGCGCGAGGTCAGCGTGCCATACGTGGCCAGCTGCCGCATGACCGCCAGCCCGTGCGCGTGCTCCGCCGGCTTCACCCTGCCCGGGCGCCTGTGCGCCCCGTCAGCGGCCTTGAGCGGCTCACCCTTGGCCTTGGCGCTCATGACGCGCCCTCCACGTCGCGCACGTCACGGCGCATGCGCCACCAAGGGCGCGAGCAGCCAGCCACATGGGGCAGGCCCTCGGGGCTGTTGCACTCGGTGCAGAACACCGGCTCCGACACCAGCCGCTCGGGCGTCAGTGCATCCAGCCGCCGCAGTGCATCGCGGTCGTCACTCATGACGGCATCACCGCAGTGCGCACGTCCTGCAGGCGCCACAAGACGTCGCTGACCTGCACGGTGGTGTCCTCTCGGAACTTGTCGCTGCCGAGGTAGCGATAGAGGTCCATCAGGGCCGCGTCTGCGGCGGCCTTGTCGGCCTCCAGTTCGGCCACCTTGGCCTGCAGCGTGTGGATGTAGTTGGCCATGTCTGGCCCCCGGTTGGTGATGGTGGAGCCACTCTATCCGGGTGACGGGGTGACATCGAGCGTTTTCTCGTCCTGCCTCATTGCCCGCATCACGGCGAGCAGCTTGGTGGCAATCACCATGCGGTCACTCGTGCGCCCGAGGTCGAGCGGCTTCCCGTCATCGCCGGTCAGCTCCACCGCCTTGAGGTCGGGCAGCACCTTGCCAAGCAGCTTCATGCGCACGTCCAGCACCTTGCCCAGCGCGCTCACCCGGGTGCTGCTCATCGGCACCAGCTCGGTGCCACCGGTCACCGGGTCATACACCGCGTCCTCGCCGGACTCCAGCTTTGCGCACAGCCGCTCCACCTCCAGCAGCAGCAGCTCACCATTGACCAGCGCCCGCAGCTCAGCCCTCACCCGGTTGCGCATTTTCGGGCTCAGGTTCGCCGTCGGCAGCTCGCGCCCGCTCGGCCCCAGCTCAGGCACCGGCACCGCGTCCTCCCGTCTGTTCAGTGCTACCACCATCTCGGCCCCTCTTCTCTCCGCCTCACCTCTAAACCTCCTCTGTCACCCTCACTCAGGGGTGGTCACACGGTCACAGGGTTTGTGGCCGGCTATACGCCTCTAGCTCAAACACCTCTCAAATGCTGCATTTCAGAGTTACTCCCTCGCGCGTAGCTATCGACTCCCTGTGACCATGTGACCACCCGGCCCAAGTCTAGGATTGGCGCGCGGTTTATGGGAACAGGGTACTTTTTCCTCAGTGTGAATTCCCTGTACACCCTGTGACCACTTGGTCAACCTTTGACCATCTCCTCCCGCAGCCTCAGGGTGTGGTCACAGGGTTTCCCTCCTCAGTGTGACCGCCCTGTGACCACCCTGCGGATACTCAGGGCACCACACCGGCAATCTTCAGCAGCTCATCCTGTGTCCGCTCACCCAGTCCCGGCTCCAGCACCACCACGGTGGCGGTCACCAGCCGCGAGTTCTTCGACCGCGACCCACGGCACCGCTTCACCTCCAGCCCCAGCCGTCGCACGGCGCCGTTCACCGCCTTGACCGTGGGTGAGTCGTAGCCGTTCTCCCGCAGCACCACCTCGGTGGCCGCACGCAGGTCCACCATCGTCACGACATCACGCACGGCCAGCAGCCCCTCGATGGCCTCGGCCACGGCCATGTCGAGCGGCGGCTTGCTCTCCTCGACGGCCTCGTGCCACCACCACGTGCGCGTCGGCCTCGCCCCCGGGTTGAACCGCGACACGTCGCGCTGCAGCAGCCAGCCGGCCACCAGCTGCGCGCCGGTCCACCCGTGCGCCCCCGGCGTGGTCATCCACTCCAGCAGCCGCCGGCCCCACACCTCGCTGGTGTGGTCCGGGTGCGGCTTCATCCAGACCATGAACATGCGCCGGTCGTCGCTCTCCATCTGCACGGCATCGCGGTGGTTGGTGGTGCCGACCGCGAGCAGCACGTTGGGCAGCATGACCGCGTTCTGGCCCTTCAGGGTGACCGACAGGCGCGTCGGTGGCGCTGCGGCGTAGGGCTTCATCTTGTTGTACATGCGCCGCCCATCGGCCAATCGGTGCGTGCTCTGGCTGGCCATCTCCTCGCAGACCATGAACACCGCCCGGCTCACATCCGGGTCAAAGTCGCTGTCGAGCACGTTATGGCTGGTCACCAGCACGTGCGCCTCGCCCACGGCCACCGCTAGCGGCGCGAGCAGCGTGCTCTTGCCGGTGCCCTGCCCGCCGCCGAGCAGCACCATGCGGTTGACCTTCACCGCCGGGTGCTGGCACTTGTAGGCCAGCACGTCGTACAGCTCCTCGGCCACCTCCGGCTCGACGCCTGCCTTGGGCAGCAGCTCCAGCCACGGCCTGATGGCCTCGTCTGGTACTGGGTGCATCCAGCAGGGCGTCGGCCCCCGTGTAAGACTCCACATATTCATGGCCTCCAATCCGGTCACCGGGTCCGGCACGCTGTAGTGCTCGGCCTCTTTAAAGCCTGCGCGCCACGGCATCTGGGGGACGAACGTCACGTCATGGCGCTTGCGGTGGAACCGGCTCAGGTCCAGCTCGCTCGGGTCCAGCCCCTGCATCGCCGCGTAGTACTGTGGCAGCACCCACTGGCCGCTGCGGTGGTTGAACAGCCGCCCCTGTGCCTCGACCAGCGTGTAATGCTCGGTGCTGGCCACCGTCTCGCCCTGCAGCCGCGCCAGCGCGTCCCGTGCCCGCTGCCGGTGCGCCTTGCGGGCGTCGTTCAGTTCGCCCCGCAGCGCGGCCTTGGACAGCCCGCTGCGCGTCTTCAGCTCTTCGAGTGCCTCCTCGACGTGCAGTGTGGACCCGCTGCCGTTCAGGCGCGCTATGAGGTCGAGCACGGTGCGCACGCCTTCCTTCACTTGGTCCTCGGTCCTGCCCGTGAGCGCCTGCAGCGCGGCGGCGACGTGCCGCCACTCGGTGTGCTCTACCGGCGCCGCAGCAGGCGCCGCCACGCCACCCCCATCGCCACCCACAGCAGCAGCAGGCGCCGCCACGGGGACAATCGCACCGGTGGCGGGGTTGAACTCGTAGCCCGGTGGCTCGGCCCCAGCTCCCGCGCCGGGTCCTGCATCGCCTGCTCCCAGCCCCGATGCTGCTGCTCTGGCGTGGGCTGGTATTGGCGCAGGCCCAGCTCCCGGTCCAGCCGCGCTTGCAGCTCCTTGGGTAGTTGGTAGCTCCCCTCCCCCCGGGCCTGAAGCGCCCTCTCCCGGGCCTCGGCGCACATCAGGTCCAGCGTGCGTATCGTCCGGGCGTTGCTCGCATCCCACGCCCTGCGCCGGGCCTTGCGTCGTTGTCGTGCCGTTGCCATCGTCGTCTCCCAGTAGGTCATCCAAAGGTGTCAGCCCGCGAGCGCCAAAGCTCTTGGGCAGTGCGTACTTGACCATCCAATCCTGTGACGCGGCCCCACCGCCCCGCCTGCTGTCGGCCACCTCCGCCGTGTACGGGTTGGTCATCAGCCACTCAAGTCCCTGCCCCGGCGTCAGCAGCCACTCGGTGCCGTCGAAGATGGTCATGCCTGCCAGCGCGTTGGCGACCGCCTGCACCTCGGCGGTCCTGTCGTTGTCCACGGTGGTGCCCTCGTGTGCGAACGCCGCGCACCGGCCCCGCAGCCGGGCGAGCACCTCCGCGTAGTCCACCGGTTCTGCGGTCACCTCGCCGAGGTCACGCAGTGGAACGTCCGCCTGACGTTCGCCGAGGATAACCTGCACGGCGGCCTCCACCTCGGGTGTCACCTCGGCCAGCTGCGGCACGCCGAGGAATGCGAGCGGCCCCTGACAGGTGTACTGGCCGCCGCCTACCCACACCCCCGGGGCGACCACCTGCCGGCCATCCCCTTGGATGTCCAGCCCGAGCTGGGCGAAGCTGTGCGAACCCCAGTGCGGCTGATGCGGCAGGTAGACGTGGCCGCTGGTGCGTGACGCGGTCAGGACCCACGGCACGGTGTCCCACCAGCCCGGGCCGAGGATGCGCTCGGCAGTGGACCAGCCGGCGCCGCCGTTCTTGGCGTCGAAGTCCAGCACGGTGATGCCGGACACGTGCCCCGTCATCACCCCGACACCGGCCTGCGGGTACATGCCCCATCGGGCCTCGACATCGGCCGGCGTACGCGCCGGGCGCTCGGTCCAGCGCGCGCCCATGGGCCGCTTCTGGCCCGGGTGCAGCTCGATGACCGCCAGCCCCGCGTTCACTAGGTTGCGGGCCACCTCCCGCCCGTTGTATTCTGGCACCGGCTCAGCCCCTCTGTGGTGGTGGTGGTTGGGTCGTTTGTCTCATGTGCGGCTACTCCTCTGCTTGGCCCCCATCTCGGGGGCCTTTTTTTCGTTCAGGCCTCAGCACGGCGGTGGGCCTCCTGCAGCGCCCACAGCATGAGCCTGCCCCACGTGTCTGCCTTGAGCCCCTTGCTGCTCCGGCCCTTGAAGCTGCGCAGGGTGCTCGCCGGCACGCCTGTGGCCTTGGCCACCTCCCCGCTGCTCACGTCAGCCAGCGGCCCCCGCAGCAGCATCAGCAGCGCGCCATTGGGGTCGGTCAGCATAGCCTCCACGCCGGGCGCCTGCGAAAGCGTCTTGGTCTCACTCAATTTCATTTTGGTGTCCACGGGTCCTGCCCTCCTCGGTTTTCGCGGGACGGTCTCCCACGATTGCATCCTAAGTCGCTGACGGCCAGCCGTCAAGCCCTGCGAATTACTTGCAGAAAAGTGTTGACGGGGCCCCGTCAACGTGAGAAGATGGCCCCACGTTGAGCAAACAGCCCAACCCGGAGCACCTGACCATGGCTAACGCCAACCTCATCACCCTGACCACCGCCTACGGCGACTACATCGACCGCGCGGGC